GCGGGCATCAACGCGTAGTTTGGAGCGCGCCACAGCGTCCCCGTTGTATTTTACGCCATCATCCCCGCTTTCCATGTAATCATTGGATGCGTCGTCCGCGATGTCGCAGATTTCATCCGCCAATGTGGCAGCTTGAGCTTCCCGCGCGCGCGCATACTGGTCCGCAAATGCCTTCTGCTGCGTCAGCCATTTAAACACCGTCGATTTGGCAGGCATTTCATCAGCAAGACAGATGCGGCGCAGGCTCATGCCATCCGCTATTTGCTCGCAGATGCTGTCCGCAACCGCTTGGTCAAATTCCGTCTGTCGGGGCATATCTCAATCCTACCTCTCGACCAGTCGCCCGGTCTATTTAACGTTTTCACGAATGCGGCACAGGCGCATATGGGCTGCGTGGGGGCTGATGTTGTTCTGCTTGGCGAAGGCCCGGATGCCGCCGCGTTCTGCGGACATGGCCAAGAGCTTGCGGTCAAGCTTGGCTGTCCATCGGAATGTGCGGCGCTCGCGGTTGGTTTTTACCGAGATGATGCGCTCCACGATGGCTACCTCGTTGTCGTTCAGCGCACGGGCGCGGTTGATCTCGTCGATGATGGACAACAACCAACTACTGTCAACGTCGATGCGCGGTGCCATGTTCACTGCCCTGCCTCCTTGAACCTGATTGTCATGCGTGAAAGTCGCGGATGCGGCTCACCCGCTCATCGAACTTGACCACTGCCACCCCGCACTTGCCGGGCAGCCCCATACGAACCTTGACGACTGCCAAATCCGCCTCGTTCAGCGTCTTGTCCTTGCGGTGATAGACCAGCCCGTAATCGGCCTTGTTGGACCAATGGGCGCTGTCTGAAATGTCGTAGAGGCTCGGGATGCTGTTCGTGCCCTTGGCGGGCTTGGTGGGGTGCGCGACAACCCAGAAAGAGACGTTGTAGCGTTTGGCGAACCGCTTGATCTGGCGAATGGCCCTGCCGACATATTCCGTCAGAGTTTCGTCCCGGCCCTTCTTGTGCTCCAGTTCGTTCCACGGGTCCAAAACCACGATCTTGACACCATCGCGGATTACCGCCTGTTCCACGGTTTCGAGGAACGTCGTCAGGTCGAACTCAAGGTCATCGTCGAGCGCGTTGGTGACGATGCGGACGTTCTGCTCCAGCATCTCCATCGCTTCCTTGCGGCCCGGATGGCGCGGGTATTCGTTCGCACTGCAACCGATCAGCGCTTTGCACAGACCATCAACAAGGATCGGGCGCGGCATGGTCTCGAAGCTGGCGATGCAGACCGGCACGTTGTAGCTGATGGCGTTGGCCAGGATCGTGTTCAGCACCGTGGATTTGCCCATGTTGCTGTAGCCAGTGAACACCGTCAGCGTGCCGGGCACGATCTGCATCATGGGTTCCAGAACGTCTATCCCCGTCTCGAAGCCCCGCACCTCGGGAACGTCGGGAAACTCGCTGATCTGGTAGAGCCCCTTGATGGGCACGTGCTTGGCCTTGTGGATGCACTCGACAAGAGCTTCTTGCCCGTATTCGGTCAGCACCTCGTTCAGGTCTTTGCAGGGGAAGGGGTATTCGACGAAACGACACCGATCGGCACCAAGAAGCGCAATCAGGTCTTGGCGCAGATACCGGCCCGGTTCGTCGTCATCGACTGCCAGGATGAAGGTTTTCACCTTGTCGAGTTGGTCCAGATGCTCCCATACCCACGAATAGCGCTTGGCTTCCTCAGGCTGGTTCGTTTCGTTTGAGGGCGCACCGTTTGGGACTGAAACGGCGAACTTGATCCCGCAGGTGATGGCTGCCAGTGCATCCCATTCCCCCTCCGTGATAACGACTGGCGATCCCGCCAACACTGCCGGGTCGGACAGGCAATCCGCGTTCCACAGGGTCAGCGGTGCGCCGGGGTCCATCTTGTGCCGCTTCTCGCTGGTCAGCCGGTATTTGTGATTTACCGTCTCCCCCCGATGGACGTAGGGCACGGTAAGCCAATAGGCGTTGCCGTCGTGGATTGTCGTCAGGCCGAAAGCCTCTGCCAAGACCGGATCGATCCCGCGTCCCGTCAGCCAGCCCTTGTGTCGATCGTGCATGGTCATTTTTCGATCCCGTCCATCCGCAATGAAAACAATTCCAGACCCATCCCCGGTCATCCTTGGTGACGCTCAAACATCGGTCGGTCTTGTTCCGCCTGGTGTGTGAGCATTCCGGGCAAACCTGCTTGCCGGTGCGCGTTGGCTGCCAGTCGGTCATATGCCAATGACCACTTGCCGCTGACCGTTGGCCTGTAGCGCCTTGACGATGTAGGGAACCGGATCGACCGCCCCGGCAACTTGCGCCGCCCCGATGGCCCTTGCCGCGTCCTCTTTACCGTGGTCCCGGCACCACCTGCCGATAAGCGCGCCGGGGTTCTTCACGTGCCTGCCGAGATAGGCTTTCGCGTTCTGCCAAAACACCTGATCCGGGCTTGCCCCTTCTTCGTTAGAAGAAGGAATATCTTGTTTCCCTTGTTCTTGTGTGTCCCGCGACTGTCCCGCAGCTGTCCCGCTTTCCTTCTCTTGACTGTCCGGCTTGTCTTGGTATTTCGCGTAATTACAGATAGTTATGAGCATGCCAGACTGTCCCGCGACTGTCCCGATCATCTCATGTTCCTGCAAAAGCTCTAGGAACCGCGCGACCCGGTTTTTGCCCCATCCCCAAGCCTTCCCGAGGTTGCGCAACGAGGTGTGGAACTGCCCCCGCTCGGCAGTGATGCGCTCGCCTTTCGCGTTCCGGCGGGTGCATGTTTTCCACGCGGCCTTTTCGATCAGCCATATCCACGCCTCCCGCTGCGTCAGCGGTTCGTCGTCAAAAACCTCGTTGTCGCGCCAGCCGCGCGCAAGGCGAATCCACCCGCTCATCAATACCTCGCAAACGATGACATGAAGTCCGCAAACGCTTCGTTTTGCAGGGCTTGCCAGTAGGGGTTTTGCTTCAATTCCGGGTTCTGGTCGGCGGCGCGGCGAAGGACAGCGTAGACCTCGAACGCTTGGTCTGCCTTCCACTGCTCACCGGCAGCGCTTTCCGCGCTTGTTTTCTGCCGATCTGTCATGCGACCATCACCTGATGCGTGATGGGGACTGGTGCTGGGTGCAAAGCCTCATACACGACATCAAATTCGGCGTGCTCCAATACCTCCGCTAAATCGGGGTCGCGCCGCAGCCGGTCTTGGATCAACCGCTGGCCGTGAATGATGGTGCTGTGATCTCTGCCGCCTAAAAGACCGCCGATCTGCGGATAGGACAGGTCAGGCCGGTATTGCCGCATCAGCAGGCTGGCGATATGGCGCGCGTTGACCATTTTCTGGACGCGGCACGGCCCCTTGATATCGTCCACCGAAACGCCGGTATGATGCGCTACGATTTCGATGATCCGGCGGGCCGAAATGCGCGTCCGCAAAGGCATGTGAACCGTCATGGTGCCTCTCCGATCTGGATGGTGAAACGGCTCGCGCGGTTCTCGCTGATGACCACCTCGGGCGTGCCGAAGGTGCGGTCATTAAGCTTGAGGGCGTCGGCAATGCCGTCGAAATAGGCTTTGCAAGCTGCTATGCAGTTGTCGCGATCCGGGGCAGGGCCGGTGCGCTTGGGGTAGACTGTCACCTTGAGCTTGACGCTGGTGGGCACTGCGCCCTTGACCTCGGCAACGGTGGCAGTGTGCGCCCATGCCCGGTGCTTTTTCGTCTCGCGTGACTTGGTTGCCCAATGCGGGCGTCCGTTCGGCCATAGCGCCTTGTGCGGAAAGGGAAGGTCGATCAGCATCACGCTGCCGCTCCAAACAGGGGGCCAGCATCGTCACCATTGGCCTCGCGAATGCGGCGGCACATGACCTCGAAATACTTAGGCTCCCGCTCGATCCCGATGAACTTCTTGCCCATCTGGATTGCGGCAACGCCGGTAATGCCAGAGCCTGCAAAGGGGTCTAGGATGGTGTCACAAGGGGCGGGAACGTGGCTGATTGCCCACTTCATCACCTCAAGGGGTTTTTGCGTCGGATGGTCGCCGCGTTGAGCGCCCTTTTCCCGGATCATCCCGTTCCACATATAGCGGATGAGGCGCACTGCTTTGGGCAGGTTCGTCCAAGCTAGTTCACAGTCGGCGAAGTCGTTATCGCCGTTAACCTTGTCCCATACCAGCCAGCACTTGGCGGCGGGGCAATCGTAATAGTTGCCGCCGAATATGATCTGCCAGCGGCCTGCGTCGCGCACTTGGGCCATGACTTCGGGCGGAACAGGAGCGTTGTCCCAATCGTCGTTGCCGTAGTCCTTAGCGATCGCCAGCTTGCCGCGCGTCTTAGCTTTACCCGCAGCCTCGCCAATCCCATAAGGCGGATCAGTGCAGAGCAGGTCGACGCGCGGCAGATGCGGCAGTATCTCTGCGCAATCCCCGCAATACAGCGTTGCATTGCCGATGATGACAGGCTCGATCATCGCGTCAGCCTCTCCACAAGGTCCGGGCGCTCAAGGCGCTCTGCGATGGCCTTTGCCTTGGTGACGATCTTGTCCCGGCGCTGCTCTGCACCATGACGGGAGAGATGGCTGGCTGCGGTGGACGGGGTGCGGACAATAGGATAGCGCCAAAGCGGATCGTCGAGCCGGTCCAAAATGTGCTCCATCTGAGCGCTGCGCTTGGGGAATGGCCACCAGTTCATGCGCCGCCCTCCGTAAGCATGATGACGATCTCGGCAGGCTCCATCTCGGTGCGGACCCAGCGGATTACGTCTGCCCACGTGTGGTCATCGGTGAACACAGTTGCGGGGCCGTCGATCGCGGTAAAGCTGTCACCCTCTTGCAGGATGATCGGCGGAGTCTTGATCTCTGCCATCACTGGAAACCCGCCCCATGGATCAAGTCATCAACCTGTCCTGCCTCGATGCCGTAGAGGCGCTTGTAGTGCTCCACATCGGCGCGCAGGCGGGCATTGTCGTATCGAAGCTGTTCCTCACCCAAGTTAGGGATTTCTTCACGATTGAGTGAGAAGCAGGTATGGAGGAAAGCCATGCCCAATGCACCGATACCGGCGGAAGGGATGGCGATTACAGCGATCTGCGCTATGTCCATCTGGGTTATCCTTTAACGAACGTGGTGCCTGAAGTCGGTTAATGGCCGATGGCGGGACACCCCCGCCAAGGCTGTGTAAAACCGGGCAGTTAGCCGCTATTGCAGCGGGTATGGACCTTGACAAAATCCGTGCTTGCCATGCTTTCGGGCGCAGTATCGTATGCCCGGACACCCGCACGCCCTCGATCCTTCCGGAGCATGGCCGTCTCACCCGCGCACGTGTTCGGGTGTGGAAAGGAGGCGGGGCCGGTAACTGGTTGCCCGGACGGGGACAGGGGAGGGCAATCCCCGCCCGGACGGTTGGCGCTAGCAGCGCGCCCATGCCCGGTTCCGGGCGACCCGCCGGGCAATTCAGAAATGGAGATAAACCGCAGGCGCTCGATCAGCACCGGCTTGCCGTCAGCCAGCTTTACCCAGCAGGGGGCAAGATTGGCGTAATCGGCTGTCATGCGGCGGCGTCCTGCTGGGCGAGAATGCCGTCCAGAGCCTCATTCAGCGCAACAACCTTGGACAGCATTGGGCTGGTCTTGTTTTTCCGCCAGCGGCTCGGCGTGGTCGGTGCGATCCCGGCTGCCTCGCAGATGCGATACATGGGGATGCCGTTTGCGCGGGCGCGGGAGAAAAGCACTTCGAGAGGGTTTGTCTGTTCCATGCCTAGGCACAGTATAGGCAGGATTGCCTAAATGCAAGAGCAGACTTGCTTAGAGCGTGAAATAGGCATCCGTGCTATCTGGCACGGCATGGACGGCATCCAAGACGATATCGAAATGGTGCAGGCTTTGCTGCGACACACTGGCCTGAAAGCCAAGAACGTGGCGGACCTGATCGGCGTGGCAAACACCACGATAAACCGCTTTGCCAATGGCACGGCGCGGAACCGCTTGGCGCGGGAAACCGTAGCGAAATTGAGGGATGCGTTTCCAGACTTCCCCGGCTTCGCAAAGGAACCGGACTTGCCGACCAGCGATCCGCGCCAGGATTACATCGCCATTGAAATCCTGCCCTCGTTCGTGGGAGCTGGGGGTGGCGGCAATGGCGATGGCGATACTGCTTATGGCATGGTGCCGCGCCGTTTGGTGATTGACGAGCTGCGAGCTAGCCCGGCTGACTTGCTGCTTATCGAGGTGCGCGGGGATAGCATGGAGCCTGACTTTTGGCACGGCGATCAAATCCTGATTGATCGGCGCGATAGAAACCCGCTGCAACCGGGGCCATTTGCACTTTGGGACGGCGAGGCGTATGTTATCAAACTGGTCGAGCGCGTTCCAGGCAAGCGGGGCTATTACAAGGTCTTTTCCGCCAATGAACGTTATTCGGCCTATGAGGTCGAGGATGGCGAGCACGTCATAATGGGGAGGCCGGTATGGTTTGGCAGGCGGCTGTAATTGCACTGATCGCGGCGCAGCAGCCGACAAATCAGGCGGAGATACTGCGCCAGGGACAAGACCTTGTCCCGCCTTACGTGCCATCCGCCCGCATACCGGATGCGCCCCGCTCGGAGCCGCCAGTGGATCGCTATGAAATGGCGCGCGAGATCCAGCGTGAGGCCTATGCAGTGGCGAACCAATGCCTTGATAATGATACGACGGAAAAGCGCAGGCAGATGCAGATTGCCGCCCGCATGACCGATTCCCAATACCAAGCATTCTTGCGGGATTGCCTGGTTGTCCAATGGGCAGTCGCTTTGCAGCGCCAGCGCGAGAATGCACAAAAATAGCATTCCTGCCTATTTCATGCTTGACTAGATAGGCATTCCTGCCTAACCTGCTTTCCAGAGACACACTGGAGAGCAGCACATGACCGCTATCACACTTGACGATCTTCTGGCTCGGTGGGCAACCGACGAAGGCAAGCCCTACAAGGGCAGCCTGATCGACTACAGCGCATACCGGGATCAGCCCGACAACATCGGCTGCATGTGCGCGCAAGGACAAGCGCTGCACCTGCTCGGCGGATGGGAAATCGACCGCCTGCGCTCCGTCGCGCAGCGCGAAGCCGATCTTGCCACCGCCAAGCTGCTGAACATCAGCACCGCTCACGCTGTTCTTTTGCGGCAAGTCAATGACAGCGCCGATGGTGCGCCCGCTATCGTCATCACTAACCCCGAAAAGGTATTGGGCGATCAAGCGCAAACCGTGCTGGCCTTCTGGCGTCATCTTGACAGTCTGGACGCCTCGGGATGGCGCAAGGTTGCCGCCGCTGGGGCCGCCGCTAGGGACGCCGCTAGGGACGCCGCTAGGGACGCCGCTAGGGACGCCGCTTGGGCCGCCGCTTGGGACGCCGCTGGGGCCGCCGCTAGGGACGCCGCTAGGGACGCCGCTAGGGCCGCCGCTTGGGACGCCGCTAGGGACGCCGCTAGGGACGCCGCTAGGGACGCCGCTGGGGCCGCCGCTAGGGACGCCGCTAGGGACGCCGCTAGGGCCGCCGCTTGGGACGCCGCTTGGGCCTCAAATGAAATTCAAGGCGCGGCCCTGATGCGCGACCGCAAGCAGCCGTTCTTCTTCCTGCCCATGTTTGGTTTCGATAGCCCGGAAGCTATCCTGACTGGCGGTGCGGCATGACCCGCCGCGAAGCCCTTACCGCTCGCAACCGCGACCAGCTTGCAGCCCTTGCCCGTGTTATCACGGAAGCACTGGCGACTGGCGGCGATCCCATGGAGGACGAACGCGGCGTCGATATCCTCAATCACGCTTACGATGTGTTTGAGGTTGACGGCCTGCACGATGCGAAGGTCGATCTTTTGCACGAGCTGGGCATGGACGCTGACGGCGAGCCGCTGACCGACTGCTGCGGTTATGCCGTGAACAGCCTCAATTCGCGCATTGCCTCGCGAGCGTTTGACGAGGGGAGGGCCGCGTGATGGCTGGGAAGCATACGCTGCGCCTTAGCGCAGGCGACGAACTACGCGTTATGGACTGGTTCAACAATCCAGTTTTCGACGTGAAGTGCGGCGGGATGACCGGGCGCACCGTTGCGGATGGCGAAGAGATTGCTGCAACCATGGTCCAGCGTTGGAATGCCTGTGCCGATATCCCCAACCCTTCCGCTATCAGGGAGGTGGTGGAGGCGGCAAAGGACGCTCTCCGTTCACTGTTGAAGCTGGCAGACCCTCGCGACGAGGCATGGGACCGTGCTGCGCGTCTGGTTGCCGCCCTCGCCAAGCTGGAGGGCCGGTCCAATGACTGACCCCGCCGCATTCATCCGGGCAGTGCGCCCGATCCTGCAAGACCTGTTTACCGCATCCATCGGAACGGCAGTCATCCTGCTGCTCTGTGTGGCTGCTGCTGACCTTGGAAGGTATTTCCTGTGAGCTACGCACGTATGGACCATGCCGCATGGGCCGAAGACAACAATCGCGCTGCAAACCAGATCTATGCCAAGCGCAAATCCTACCGCCCTGCGCCGGAAAAGCTGACCGAGTTTCAGGCCAAAGTTATGGACATCTGCGGCATGGTCGGCGGCGGCATTTACAACGCGCCGATCAACTGGGAAAAAATCCAGTGGGGAACGGGGCATAACCATTCCGGCATGTTCGTGCCTTGGCGCGATGGTCGGATGGCGACGTTCGATTTCTACCCTCTGACCCTTCTGGTGCTGTTGGCACATGAAGCCCGCATCCGTGTCGAAATCCGGGCCAAGTCGGCAGGTAATTTTGAACTGTCGTTTTTTGAGCGGACACATGAAGGCGGGATGGCCGCGCGGCACCCTAGCATTGACGAGGCCGTGGCAGCCTTTCGCGAGTATCTGGGGCAGGGCCACCGGGTGTCCTATGTAGCGCCCGTCGAAAGTGAGGCCGCATGACCTCCCTTCGCACAGCCGCCGCCTGTCATGTCAGCATCGCCACTGACGGCCTGTCAGACTTCCCGATCCTGCACCGTGTCTGGAATGACCCTGCATACATCGAGAGCCTGCGCGCCCGTGTGTCCGACCATCTGGACGCAAACATGATCGCCAACGGCACCCGCTGGCCTGCCCATTGGACGGCAGAAGAGAAAGCGGACGCTACCAGGCAGCTTTTGGAGAACCGGAAATGACACAGAACGTTTACGCCAAGATTGCGGCTGTCCAAGGCGAGCTGGCCA